TCGACGCTGACGATGGAGCAGATCGGCGGCAAGATGGTGATGACGTTCGCCGGTATCCCGGTGCGTCGCTGCGATGCGTTGCTCAACACTGAAACTGCTGTTGCTTAATCGGCAAACTAAGGAGAACTTAACATGATTTTCGACGAAAGACTTGAGTTTGCCGACAACGTGTCCGTGGCTGCCACCGCTGGCACGGCCCTGATCGGCGACGTGATCGACCTTGGTTCGACCACCAGCGACATCGGCAATGGCGAGCAGCTTTATCTCGTCATCAAAACAGGCGCGACCGAGATCATCACCGGCGGTTCCGCCGGCACGATCAAGTTTCAGCTCGCCTCTGATGCGGCTGCGGCGATCGCCACCGATGGTTCTGCCACTGTCCACTTTGACACCGGCACGATCGTCACCGATGACGCCGCCGCTAACAGCGCCCTGCTCAATGCCGGCGCCACGATCGCCATGGTTGCCCTGCCGCTCGGCACTTACGAGCGTTACCTCGGCATCCTGTGCGTTACGGCGACGACAACGACGACAGCCGGCACGATCGACGCTTTCCTGACCAAGGATCCGTCTAAGTGGCTGGCTCTGCCTGACGCGGCTGGAGCTTCGCTCTAAGCCATGAAACAGGTCAGAGTAACTGAACTGGCCTTTCATGATGGTACCCGGGTTCGCCCGGGTACCGTTTTGACGGTCGCCGACAACTTCTACGCCTCATGGGCCGAAGATGTAGTTGAGAAGCAAAGACAGACGCGCAAGCCTCGCGAGGTGCTGCGTGATACGCCGGATACCGCCGAACTTGCCTGACGGGAGATGCCATGGCCAGCGTCATAGATATCTGCAACCTGGCTTTGGCGCATATTGGCGACAGGGCGAACATAACCAGCATTGACCCGCCGGAAGGGTCGGCGCAGGCAGAGCACTGTGCGCGCTTCTATCCCATGGCGCGCAACAGCCTGCTCAATATGCACCCGTGGGCGTTCGCCCAGAAGCGGGCCGTGCTGGCTGATATCTCCGCAACCATCGTGCCCCCGGCCAAGTGGCAATACACCTACGCCGCGCCCGGTGATGTTGTGAAGATCCTTGGCGTTTATGACCCGAACGCCATGTATGACGAGAACAAGGCCGAGTTCGAGTACGAGCTGTCAGGCACGACGCAGGTCATTTACGCCAACCCGGAAGCCGCCATTGTGCGATACGTGGCGCTGGTGACGGATAGTGCGACCTTCCCACCTATCTTTACCGAGGCGCTGGCGTGGCTGCTGGCGAGCTATCTGGCCGGGCCGATCATCAAAGGCACGGAAGGCATGCGGGTGTCGGCTGAGGCCATGAAGATGGCCATGTCATATGTCGGCCAGGCCCGCGTTGAGGACGCCAACCAGCGTAACCGCGCATCTGCACGGCGCGACACGCGGCACAGCCCGAGCTGGATAAGTAACCGCGGCAGCCTGTGGCCCTACTCAGACGACCCGTGGTATCCCGATGGCCAGTAAGACGTTTGTTCGCAGCTTCAATGGCGGCATCATCTCGCCCGAAATGCTCGGGCGCATTGATGACATCAAGAACAACACGGGCCTGCAGACATGCAGGAACTTCATCCCCCTGCCGCAAGGTCCGGTCGTCAACCGCCCCGGCTTCCAGTTCGTGCGCGGGGTTCGCTACAACAGCAAGTTCACGCGCGTTATGCCGTTTCGGTTCTCGGCGACGCAGACCACCGTGATCGAGGCGGGCGAGGCCTACTTCCGCTTTCACACCTTCGGCGCCACGCTGCTGACACCGACCACAGGCCTCACCGCCTGGAACAGCGCCACGGCCTACGTGCCGGGCGATCTGGCGACCAAGGGCGGCAAGACATGGTATTGCGTCGCCAACAGCACCAACAACGACCCGGAGGTCACCGCAAACCAGTACGGATCCGCGCCGGTTATCACGGCGACGTGGGTGGAGACGGTGCCGGCGCAGGCCACCCCGCCGGCTGGCTACACCAACGTGGGCACTGAGTTGCCCGTCTCGGCGACCATTGGCGCGCTCGTCTATATCAGTCAGACGACCTATGACTGGACCGAGATTTACGACCCTGAGCTTGGCCGTTTTGGCGTCGAGCCGATCGAGCGTACGGTCTACATCGGATACACCGGCACGGCCAACACCAGCCCGTCCGGGTTCTGGTATGAGATGCCGACGGTCTACCAAATCCCATCGCCCTATGCCGAGGCGGATCTGCCGGACCTGCGCTACGTCCAGAGCGCGGATGTGATGACGATCTGCCATCCTAACTACGCGCCTCGCGAACTGCGGCGGTTGTCGGCGACCAAGTGGGTTCTCAGCGTTATCACCTTCGGTTCGACGCTGGCCGCGCCGACGATCTCGAGCGTGACGCCAACTCTGGGATCCTCGCCGTCTCTGGCCCAGACTTACAGCTATGTCGCCACGCGGGTGAGCGACGATCAGCTTGACGAGAGCGTCGCCTCGGCCGCAGTGACGGCCAGCAATCAGTTGTTCGACACTGGCGCGGTCAACACCATCAACTTCGCCACAAGCGCCCGGCGTAATGTCTACCGGGAAAGCGGCGGCCTGTACGGGTTCATCGGCCAGAGCACCGGCACAAGCCTGGTGGATGACAACATCGCGCCGGATGTCAGCCGCACGCCGCCAATCAACCAGAACCCTTTTGGCAGCGCTGGCAACTACCCCTCGGCTGTCTGCTATTACGAACAGCGCCGGGTCTTTGCCGGCACGAATAACCTGCCGCAGACCTTCTGGATGACGAAGACGGGAACGGAGAGTAATTTCAATTACTCCATTCCCGTGCGGGATGATGACGCCATCAACATCAAGATGGCCAGCCGCGAGGCCAATACGATCCGCCATGCGGTCGTGGTGGGCGACCTGCTGATGATGACCGATCATGCCGAGTGGCGGATATCCAGCGCCGGGGACGTGCTGACGCCCACCACGGTTACCGTCCGCCCGCAGTCCTACATCGGGTCCAGCAACGTCCAGCCGGTGACCGTCAACAACACCGCGATCTACGCGGCCAACCGCGGCGGCCATGTGCGGGCTGTGGGCTTTGACTTTGACGTGCAGTCTTACGTCTCTGTCGACCTGTCCCTTCGCGCCGCGCACCTGTTTGACTTCAAGACAATCAAGGACATGGATTACGCCAAGGGGCCCATACCCATTGTCTGGGCGGTCTCGAGCGACGGGCGCCTGCTGGGCCTGACTTACGTTCCCGAACAGCAGGTCTACGCCTGGCATTCCCATGACACGGACGGGCTGATTGAGAGCATCGCTGTCGTGGGCGAGGGCAATGACGACATTCTTTACGCCGTTATCAAGCGCAAGATCAACAATGTTGACGTGCGCTATGTGGAGCGCCTGGCGAGCCGCTACTTCGCCGAGTTGAAAGACTTTTTCGGGGTCGACTGCGGGCTGACCTACAGCGGCGCCGCGGCTACGACCATCAGCGGCCTGTCGCACCTTGAGGGTAAAGAAGTATACATTCTTGCAGATGGCGCAGTCATGGCGCCCAAGACCGTGACGGGAGGCCAGATCACGCTGGAGAAGGCGGCCTCGCTGGTGCATGTCGGCCTGCCGATCGTGAGCGACCTGCAGACCCTGCCCATGGCCATGGAGGGCGTGGACGGGTTCGGGCAAGGCCGGGTCAAGAATGTCAATCAGGTGTTCCTGCGCGTCTACCGCTCGAGCGGGATCTTTGTCGGACCCTCGGTCGATGACCTTACGGAAGCCAAGATCCGCACCACTGAGACGTATGGGACGCCGCCCAACCTCAAGACCGAGGAAATAGACATCCTTGTTACTCCAACCTGGCAGCGCGACGGCCAGATTGTGATACGGCAAACTGATCCGGTGCCGCTTACCATCGTGAGCGCGACGATTGAAGTACAGATGGGGTCCTAGATGGCGCTAACGACAGCACAGATGGCCACAGCCGCCCTGACGACGCAGGCTATCGGCGGCGTCGGGCAGGCCTTTGGCGCGTACTACCAGGCGCAGGGCCAGAAGACCGCCCTGAAGCTGCAGGCGCGTATGGCTGAGATCAATGCACAGATCGCGCAAGGACAGGCCCGTGATGCGCTTATGCGCGGCGAGCGACAGGAGCAAGGCTCCCGCATGCAGGCCGCTCAGCTCAAATCCTCGCAGCGCGCAGCCATGGCCGCCAGCGGGATTGACCTTGGATCCGAAACGTCCGCAGCTATCCTTACGTCAACCGATTACCTGTCAGAGATGGAAGCCAACACGATCAAGGCCAATGCCCTGCGCGAAGCGTGGGGATACAGGATGGAGGCCGTCGGGCAGCGCGGGCAGGCCGGCATGGCGCGTGCGACCGCGCGGGGGATCAGCCCCATTGGCGAGGGGCTGACATCGCTGCTGACGTCGGCGAGTACCGTGGCTGGCAATTATGCGACCTTCTCCTCGCTGGGGGCGTTTGGTAAGCCGCCAAAAGGAAAACCCTGATGCCCAAAGTCCCCACAGCCGAAGGGTTTGGCGCATTGCCCGGCATACGGCAGGGGCGGGCGCAGCCGGTCATGTCGATGGAAGAGGCCAGCCTGCCGGGTCAGCGCATGATCCGCGCCGGGCAGGCGGCCATGCAGGTGGGCGGGCAGATGGCCGAGTTCGCCATCCGCGAACAAGAGAAGATCAACAAGGCCCGCCTGAACGACGCTTACAACCAGGCTGACCGCCTGACGCAGGACCTGCGCGTCAAGATGAAACAGCTGCAGGGGGCCGACGCCGTCGAGATCAATGGCGTCCCCCTTGACCAGTATTTTGGCGAGGAACTCAACAAAGGTCTCAGCGCCATCACGCAGAACCTGCAGGCGCCCGTGGTGCGTGAGCAGTTCTCCCTGCTGGCAGATGACGTATCAACCCGCTTCCGAAACGAAGCTATTACCCACATGGCTGAGCAGGGGCAGGTGTATGAAAGCCGGGTGCTGGACGATACCGTCACCACGTCCATGAACCTGATCGCCGAGAACGCCGGCAATAC